GCGGGAAACCATGTGGGTTCGAGTCCCACCATCGGTACCAAGAATAAAAACTATGTAGCGTCTTTAAATAGCTTATTACATAGTTTTTTATTTTACTTTTAATGCAATTTTAATGCAACCCAATATTTTCTTTATCTAAATATGCATTAAATTTGTCGTCTTCTTGTAATTGAAATTTTTCGAAAACAGATGCATAGGTGTCCATTGTTGTTGTTATATTTTTATGGCCTAATTTTTTCTGTAAAACTTTTGCAGACATTCCACTTTCTATACATCGTGTAGCATAAGTATGTCTTAACATATGTGTGTGAATATGTTTAGCGATAGAATACTTTTTATTTAGTCTTTGTAAATAGGAATTTAATTCATTAGGAGATATAAAATTATCTTCTTCGTCATCATAAAATAATAATCCGTATTTGTTATGAGAATCAATTTTAAAGGCATTTGATAGTATAATATGAATAGAACTATTAATTGTTATATTTCTAACAGAATTTTCAGTTTTTGTTTTATTGCCTAATATAACTTTATCATTTTTATTTCTTGTTAAAGTTCTTTGAATATAGATTTTATTATTATTAATATCAATATCTTCTTTTTTTAATGCTAAAACTTCTCCAATTCTCATACCAGTATATAATTGCATTAGAATAATTAAATCATATTTACTATTTAAATCTAAAACATTTATTAAATTTCTTTGTTCTTCTACGGTTAACGCTTCAATTTTTTTATTTTCTTTGTCTGAATTTGGTTTTTTTATAATTTCGCTATTAGTTGGATTGAATATTATATATTTTTCAGACATTGCAATTTTAAAAGCTTTATTCATCATTGAATACATTTTCTTTATAGAGCTATCAGAATAAATAGTAATGGTAGTCAAAAAATGTTTTATATCTTCTGTAGTTATTTTTTGTATATTTTTATTGGCAAAAGCAGAGTCGCATTTTATTATTTGTTTTAAAGTTTCTTGATTTCTCAAAAAACTTCTATCACTAATCTGATTAGTATCATATTTGTAACTTATATAGTTTTCAATTAATTCTTTAAATGTTATATCTTGTTTGTCAATAAAAAGCCCTTTATTAACATCTACAAGAGCTTTATTCATTTTATCTTTTACTTCTTTACGGGTTTTACCATATACAGATTTACGATTCAATTTACCATCCACTTTTCTTCCAGCAGTAAATTGGCCTACCCAACGATTTAATTTTTCAGAATAGAAAATAGAGCCTTCTCCATTACCTCTTTTTGCCATACAAAACATCCTTTCGTTATAGTGATAAAAATTAAATGCTAAAAAATAGCATTTATCTTTTGTTTAAAAGTTATAGATATCCATTTTCTTTATAATAATTATAAGCAAATTCTACAGTATTAGTAGATAAGCTAAAATAATCTGCAATATCATAAACAGTGCTCATTCCGTTTATTAAAAGCCTCTTTAAAATCATTTATCGTAATTAATATTGTATTTTTCCACTTATTAGCTCTATATTCTTTTTGTTCTATTATTAGCTTATCTGTATTAGCATTATACAAAGCATTATGATAATAATGTCCAAGTTCTTCTGCTAAAAGTTCCTTTTCTTCACACGAGGTTTTGATTCGAGAGTAATTTAAACCGAATACAATATTTTTTATCAATCCTACCAATAATTGCCTTATTTTTCATTTTAAAGTTAATTATTGTAATATTTTCTTTATCAGCAATCTCATATAATTTATTTAAATTCATTATAGCCCCCAAAATAAATTAATTATCAGATTTATTTTCTTTGTTACCATATTTGATTTGTTTATAAAACCTTAGAGCATCTGCAATTTCTTCATCACTTAATCCTTCCATTTCTTTATGATAAGCAAATTCAAATTCTTGTTTTATTTGCTCTTCTGAATTGCGTATATCTGTTTTACACATCAAGTAATCCAAAGAACAATTAAAAATATTGCATAATTGAAATTTTACTTCATCGCTAGGAAGATTGGAACCATTCTCATAATTAGCTATACTGCTTTTCCCTTTTACAGATTTTAATTTGTTAGCTAATTCTTCTTGAGTTAAATTAGCTTCAATTCTAAGTTGCTTTATTCTATTTCCTATGTTCTTTTTTAGTTCTTCATTGCTCATTAAAATCCACACTCCGTTCAAAAACTATAAACATTATAACATAATGTTCAGAGAAAGTAAACGAAAATATATTTTTTTGCTTAGAATATCAATAAATGTACAGAAATAAAAAACTTTTTTTAAAAAACATATTGACAAGTTCAAAAACACTGTATATAATCGGTACAGTAAAACTGAACAGGAGGTGCGATGTGGAAAAAGATTATAAAAAATATGTAAAAACAGAAGAACTTAAGAATGAAAGAGAGTTTAGGCATCTTTCTTATAGAGATATGTCTAAATTAATGGGATTTAAAAGTCCTGCAACTTATTATAATATCGAAAATGGATTAGTAGAACCTAAAATTTCGCATATAAACAAAATAAGTAAAATTTTAAAAAAGCCATGTACAAATTTTTTTAATTTTAAAGTTCAGTAAAACTAAACAAATATAAATCAGAAGAGGTGATAAAAAATGCAAGAAAAGAAGTCAATTCTTAATTATGAAAATTTACCAGAAACAATAACACCTTATGATTATGCAGACTGGAGAGGAATAGGAGAGAATAAAGCAAGAGAGATATTTAATAGACCTGACTTTCCTAGAATTAAAGGAACAGGAGTAAAACAGTTAGCGGATAAAAGAATAGTTCTTTTATATGATTTAGGGTTAACTGGAGAAAACTTGCAAACAGTTTTAAAAGAAATAGCAAAACAAATTATATAGAAAGGAGTGAAATAAAATGAGTAAACAAATGAAAAAATATTGCATAATTGGAAAAGCAGTATGTAATTTTACAAGTTATGTAATACCTACAGCAGCAGTTATAGCAGCAGGAGCATTAGTAATAATGAAATTTTTTATAGGATAAGGAGTGAAAATATGAAAGAAGAAAATAAACCAAACGGGTTAAGTTGGTTCGCTTTAGGATTTTCAATAGCTTCTTTAATAGCGATCTTATTTAAATAAAGCAATTATAGAAATAATTGTTGCTATAATAGAAAGCCAATTATTACATAACCAACTTAAAATTAAAGATTTTGTTAAAGTTTTAGCTTTATAAGTACTTTTATATTTGTTATCTCCAAGAGAAATTATATATTGATTTTTACTTAAAGTTTTAATAATTTCTACAGCATCCATAAACTCAAGATTAAAAGTATTTTGCAATTCATCAAACGAAACTTCAGAATGTTTATTAAAAAACTTTATAAATTTATTAAATGACTTATCCATAAAAATAACCTCACTTTCAAGGTTATTATAATACAAAATCTTATATAAAGGAAGTGATAAAAAAGATGAATAGATTAGATAAAATATATATTTGGCACATTGTTACATTAGCAAAAATGAAACTAAAAAAGAGGGAGGCAAAAAATAAATGGAGACAATAATAATATTTTTATTGTTAGTTATTATAGGAATGTTAATAGCTTATGCAATAGTATCTACAGAAATATATAACGAAAAAGTAGATAAGCTGGAAAAAGAAATCTACGATACAAAGCGTAAATTAAATGAACAGTCTAATAAATTAAGATTAGTTAAAAACGAAGTAGATAATACAGATTTGAAAGAGTCAAAATATTTAGAATTATACAACAGTTATAAAAGAATAAAAAAAGTGATTGCTAATGCTCACACATCAACAATCACAAAAGATTGATTAATTAATGAAATATAAATAAAGAATAACACAAATTTTATAAAAATGCAAGAAAAGAGGAATAAATGGATTTATCTAAAGAATTTCATCCTGCACCAAAACCACCAAAGACAGAAAAAAAGAAAGTAAAAAAGATAAAACAAAAAAGCAGCAAACTAGCAAAATTAGAACGTAATAGATACAGCATAATTACATATAATTTAGATATTTGCTATGTATGTAAACAGCATAAAAAAGAAAATTTTGATGAAGTTTTTGGAGGCAGAACCAGGCAGACAAGCATGAAATATGGACTAGTTATACCAATATGTTTTAGATGTCACAGAGAGTTAACTGATAATCCTTTAAAAAAGAAAGCAATTCAAGAAGAGGCAAAACAAAAATTTATAAAAAAATATAGTGAAGAGAAATTTATTAAAGAATTTGGGAGGTAAAAAATGTATATGGAAACAAAAACTAAAATTATTATAGGAAGTATTGTAGGAGTAATTGTAATAGCAATGATCATACTTGTTGCTAGTATAACAACTGTACCAACTGGATATGTGGGAGTAAAAACGAGATTTGGACAAGTACAAGATGATGTGATTCAAGAAGGATTCAATTTAAAGGCACCATTTATAGAAAGCATTGTAAAGATAGACTGTAGAACACAAAAATATGAGATAGCAACAGAAGCGAGTTCAAAAGATTTACAAAAAATAAGCAATTTAAAAGTAGTAGTTAATTATAACGTAGATAAAAACAATGCAAATAATTTATATAAAGAAGTAGGAAAAGATTATCAAACAGTATTAATAGAACCAGCAATATTAGAAAGTATTAAACAAGGAATAAGTCAATATACAGCAGAAGAAACAATAACAAAAAGAAGTGAAGTAGCAGATGTAATTATCAATTTATTAAAAAATAAATTAGAAAATAAAGGTGTAACAGTAACAGCTTTAAATATAACAGATTTAAGTTTTTCAGAAGAATTTGACACAGCAGTAGAACAAAAACAAATAGTAGAGCAAGAAACACAAAAAGCACAATATGAATTAGAAAAAGCAAAAGTAGAAAACGAGAAAAAAATAGAAAATGCTAAGGCAGATGCTGAAGTGATGAGACAACAAAATGAGCAAATTACAGATAATTACTTAAGGTTAAAAGAAATTGAAAACGAACAAAAGGCAATAGAAAAATGGAATGGACAATTACCAACAACTACTTCAGATGCAATTCCTTTTATAAATGTTAATTAGTGTGGACAACGGGGTATGACAATATAAGTTATACCATATTTTTTACATAGGAAGGAGAAAATCATGCATAATATACAAGTTTTTAAGAATAGAGAATTTGGAGAAATACGAAGTATTGAGATAAATAATGAACCATATTTTATAGGAAAAGATATAGCAGAGATATTAGGCTATAAAAATACAAGAGATGCAATAAATAAGCATGTTGATGAAGAAGACAAGGGAGTAGCAAATTGCGACACCCTTGGAGGTATACAGGAACTAACTGTAATAAATGAAAGTGGTCTATATAGCCTAATAATGTCTAGTAAACTACCAAGTGCTAAAAAGTTTAAGAGATGGGTGACAAATGAAGTATTACCTACAATTAGAAAGCATGGAATGTATGCAACAGAACAATTATTAGATAATCCAGATTTATTAATTGCATCTTTACAAGAATTAAAGAAAACAAGAGAAGAAAAGAAACAATTACAAAAGGAAGTACAGCTATTAGAAGAGGACAATAAATATTTAAATGAGATTCTAAAAAGTAAAGATACAATACTTGTAACAGTAATTGCAAACGATTATGGAATGACAGCACAAGCTTTTAATAAAAAGTTACATGAAATGGGAATACAACATAAAATTGGTGGAACATGGGTCTTATACGAAAGATATAAAGGCGAAGGATTCGTACATAGTAAAACTACAGAATATACCAAGAGTGATAATACAAAAGGAACAAGTGTAAATACTGAGTGGACACAAAAAGGACGATTATTCTTATATAGAAAATTAAAAGAAGAAGGAATAGTGCCTCTGATAGAACAAAACAGCAGGAGGTAAAGACATGACATACATAGAGTTAATTAACGGATTTGAGAATTGGCTCGAAACTCATCATTTACCAATTGCATCACAATTGCTATGGTACAAGCTTATTGCACTGTTCAATAGATGTGGTTGGGAAGAATGGATAGCTGTAGATAACCAAAGATTAATGTCCGTTATGCAAATAAAAAGAGAAGCTACTTTTATAGAAATAAGAAATAAATTATTAGAAGCTGGTTTATTTGATTATGAAAAAGGTAAAAAAGGTAGTCCAAACAAATACAAAATAAATACTTACAATTTTGAAAGTATAAACCGTAGTAAAAACAGTAGTACAAACCGGAGTATATCCCGGAGTAGAAACCGCAGACATAAATAGACTAGATAAAGACTCTTTATTTTTATATAAAGAATATAAAGAGAAATTGCAAGGCAAAGAATTTACGGAAAAATTAAAAATCATTGCAGAATGTCAACGAAGACAAGAATATATTAATTTGCCTATAGTACAACAACAGGATTTACTGCTATTACTTAATAGAATTTAGGAGGTAAGAATGAATATAAAAGAAGTTATAGACAGAGAAAAGCCTATAAAACATATAAAATATTCTAGTGAAAACACGAATCATCTAACAAATGAGAAAAAAGAAAAAGAGTATGAATATTACATATGTGATGAATGCAAAAAGAAAATTATTATAACAAAAAATAAAGATGCAAGAAGAGGAGGATTAGTAAATCTTCCAAAAAGCTTAACAAAATGTAATAAAACAATAACTGTAGCATTACATAATTGTTGCTTAAATCCAGTACTGCGACAATTTGAACCGGACAGACAGAAGATAAATCAATTATAGGAGGAAATTATGGAAGTAAAAAGAGAAGAGTTAATAGAGTATAGCTATTATGACGAACAAGGAAAATTAATAACAATAGTAAACAGAGAAAAGTTAGCTAAATTGTTAGAGGCTGATGAAGTGAGATGGAAAGAATAATTAAGGGGAGGAAGAATAGATGAGTCATTATACAGTAGCTGTAATAACAGATAAATTAAATAAAATAGGAGAGATGCTAGCTCCATATAGTGAAAATATGGAAGTAGAACCATATGTAGATGAAACGAAAGAAGCAATAATTAATAGTGCAAAAGAAAGAAAAGAAAGAGTATTACAAAGAAAAGAAAAAGGAGAAGAACTAGATAAATATGATATAGAATATTTAAATGCAAATACAGATGAAGAATTATATAAATTACAAATATACGAGGATGAAAGTTATGATAAAAATGGAAATCATTTAACTACGTATAATCCAAATTCAAAATGGGATTGGTATGAGATAGGAGGTCGATGGAACAAAATTTTATTAGTTAAAGAAGAAGTTAAAGATATTGAAGAAGGAACACCATCTTGGGGAAATTTAGATAGTATAAATAAAAAAGCACCAGAAGGATTTAAATGGGTTACAGGTGCAAAAATTAAAGATATTGAATTTGAAAAAGCAATAGAATTTAATAATACATATAATAAATCAATTAGATTTTGGGAATTATACGTTGAAGGTCAAGAACCTCAAAATGAAGAAGAAAAAGAAATGATTAAATGGGAAATATATAAAAAAGAATATTATATTGAAAGGTATGAAACAAAAGAAAATTATGCAAAAATAAATAGTATATTTACTACTTGGGCATTATTAGATGAAAAAGGATGGCATGAAAAAGGAGAAATGGGATGGTTTGCAATGGCAAATGATACAAAAGATAGTGAATTATTATTTATAGAAAAATTTACAGAAACAATACAAAAGCCAGAAAATCAAGATAAATATTTAGTTATTGTTGATTGCCACATATAAGAAAAGTGAGGAATTAGGATGGGGATAGAAGAGGATATAAAGAAAGTAAAAGAGCTAAATAATTTATTAAAATTTTTTAAAACGCACGGTTGGATTCCAGATTTATCTAGAGAAATAAATACAAATGGAATAATAGACGCAATAGACCACATATTAGCAGAAAGAGAAGCAGATAAAAAGAAAATAGATAAATTACAAGTATTAGAAGATGATTTAAAGGATAAAAGAATAGTATATGTAGATACACCAGAATTTGAAGAAAAGTTTATATCAAAACAAAAAGTAAAAGAAAATATAGAAAAAATTAAAGATAGATTTAATAAAAATTTTTCAAATAAAAAAGATAAAGCATATTTTGGCATAGCAGGAGTTAATCATATTTTAGACATTTTAGAAAAAATTATTGGAGGATAAATAATATGTATCAAGAATGGTTTAAAAAGTTTGAAAAAGGGAAGAAAGAAAAAAATGAAGAAAAATGTTTATGTAGAAAAAGTCACGAAGAAATAGACGAATATTATCTTATGTCTTTAAATGAGGCAAAAGGAACTTTACAAATATTTAAGAACAGAGGTAATGGAGTTTTTGGAATGTTATTTACAGAAATACCAATAAATTATTGTCCACGATGTGGAAGAAAGTTAGGTGATTAAATGCAAATAAAATGTAATAAATGTGGAGCAAGTAAAAGAAGTTTATTTGTAGAAATACAAGGAAATAGAAGAGGGTTATACTGTGGAGAATGTGGAAAGTGGCAGAAATGGCTAACAAAGCAAGAGCTACAAATAGCAAAATTTCAAGGAATAAAAATAATTAATAAGGAGAAATAAATATGAATAAAGAAACATTTGTGAAATTGTTAGAAAAAGCAAAAACAGATGAATGTGGAAATTTATATGTTGATAGAAGAGAAATAGATAAAGATTGGGATGAAGAACAAAGAATTTATTTTGGAACAATTACAACAGTTTGTGATGATTTAGTTGAAGAATATTGTAGTAAAACTAATGATGGATTCGAATTATATGACAGACATTTTTGGAATGATGATACATTAGAATGTCAAATAGTAAATGTAGGAAAATTAAAGAATAGAGATGATGAGGAGAAGTAAAAATGAGCAATATAAAATTGATTAAAAATTTAACAATAAAAGAAAGTCAAGATGTATGTGATAATTCAGATGGCTGTGCAAAATGTCCATTACTAATATCTTCATACAACAAAAACATACATTGCTTAAGAGATGACGAAATAAAAATATATGAAATAGAAGAAGCTTATAACATATTAAACTCCAAAATAGATTTAGATACAAATAAATTAGAGGAGGACAAGCAATGACAGAAGAAGAGATTAAATACTGCAAATGGTTGAATATATTAGTATTTATGAAAAATAGTATTGCATTGATTTGTTTTACAACATTAGCAATAATTTTTAAACATTGGTGGATAGTATTTTTCGCAATATTATTTATTTCTAATGTTGAATTTAAGAAGGAGAATAAAGATGAGTGAAAATAAAAAGATAGAACAAATGATAGCTTATGGATATAAAGAGATAACTATAAGCAAAGAAAAGTATGAAAAATTAAGAACAGAAACGAAGAACTTAATTAAGCTTAATAATGTAAAATTAAATTTTATAGAAGAGGAAGTGAAATAATGGATAAAAAAGAAGCAATAAATACTTTAATAGCATTAGCGGTATGTTCAAGTCCAGAATTATATTGTGATGAAGATTGTCCATTTTATGACGAAACCAAAAATGAAGAGTGTACATATGAACATAAAGATTTTAAATTAAAAGAAGCAATAAAGGTATTAAAAGAAGAAAAAGATAAAACAGATAAAGTTTTAGAAATAGCTTTTCAATATGGACAAATTGATGGAGATCATCATAAAACTTGGGTAATAGATCAAATGGTTAGAACATTAACTGGAGATAAATATGACGAATTTGTAAAAAAATATGAAATTGATGAAGAAACTGGAGAAAAAGAATGGACTTGGGAAAATGGGATTGCACCATAAATTAAGTATTTTGAGGAGGAAAATAAAGTGAGAAATATATTTGATGTATTAAAACAAATAAAAGAAGCTTTAGGAGAAGATAATGAATATAGCGAAATAAAAGCAGGAATTGATGACATAGAATATAGTTTAAGATATAAAGCTTCAGAAGATGTATGGAACTATGTATATGACAAATTAATAGTAGATTTTATACCTCCAGAAACAGAAATAGACTATAAAGTTTTGTCAATATGGACTACTAAAACAGTAGAAGAATTAAAAGAAGGTGAGTAGATGACTAAAGAGCAATCAGAAGTTATAAAAGATATAAAAATATATATACACGATATTATAAGCGAAAGTGTAGATGAAGTTGGATATAAAAGATATGAAATTAGTGAAGAGGAGCAAGAATTTTTTAACAATATAGAAAGATTATTAAATATGTTAAAAGAGCAAGATAAAGAGATAGAGAAGAAAGAAAAGATGATAGATTTATTACTAGATTTTATATACAAAATGTCAATAATAAGACCAGGAACAATAATGTATGACTTAAAAGGAGATGGATTCGACACAAATAAATGTGGCTATTGTAAAGATAAATCTTGCAAAGATTGCATAAAACAATATTTTGAAAGGAAATTAGAATATGGAAGATAGACTAGTTATAGGATATGACAAAGCAGAAGGAAGTAGTAGACAAGCATTAATTGTAGCTAGAAAAAATGGTAGAGGATTATGGATAGTAAATCAATTTTATGATAAAGAGGCAGAAGAAATTTATAATAAATTAACTGAACCAAAATTGTTAGTAAAAGACATATTTGAATTAGAGCAAGCATTAATAGGAAGAAGAGATTGTACAATTTACATTACTAATGAAGTAGATGTAAAATTAGATACTATGTCTTGGAAAAATGAAATAAAATTTAGAAAAATTCAATCTAGTTTAATAGAAAGAAATATTAAATTAAAAATATACAATAGGAGGTAATAATGAACAAGATAATTATAAATGGCAAAGAAATAGAATGCGATGGAAATAACATACAAGTAATTAATAATAAAGTATATGTTGATGGAAAGATAATATCAGAAGAGGCAAAAAAGAAAAGCAATATATATGTATATGGAGATGTTGAAAATATAGAATGTGAAGGATCAGTTGAATGTGACAATGTTAAAGGTAATATAAAAGCAGGAGGCTCAATAAATTGTGATAATGTTGGCGGAGATATTAGTTGTGGAGGTAGTGTAAATTGTGATGAAATAAGAGGTAATGTAAATGCAGGTGGAAGTATTAATAGATAAATTAAACATAAGGAGATAATATGAGAATTAAAATAGGGGAAAGTGAAGGAGAAAGATTAAATATGAATAATGTTAAAGTAATCAATGACAAAGGCTTTGCACAGCCAACGATGTTAATTTCTGTAGAATGTTATACACAAATAATAGAACAAATAGGATACTTAAAAGGAAGAAATATGGAATTAGAAAAACAATTAAATAAAGAACAAGTACTTGAGATACCAATAGAATGCGACGAAGTACGATATTATGATAATAAGCCTCATAATATGACTAAATTAACAATGAAAAATCTTTTAGAAAGAGAAATAAAGAGATTAGAAGGATTAAAAAAAGATAGTTGTAGAGAAGAAATGTTAAGAATAAATGGAAAAATAGAAGGATTAGAGTATGCAATTAATAAATTATTTGAATTATAAAATTAAGGGAGGAATACAAATGTTTAAGTTAAGAAAAAGATTAAAAGAAATAGATGATATTCAAAATGAATTAAAAAATAAATTATTAACAGAAGAGAAGTTATATAAGTTTTATTTAGAAAGAAAAATAGATGAAATAAATGCAAGATTAAAACATAATTTAAGTTATTCTATAGAACACAATACAGAATCAATTAGAGCAGACGGATGGAGATTTTTCGATATGTCATGGACAATAAGCGTTATGATTAAAATAAGTAACATAGAAATCAAAAAGTTTACTTATGTAACACATCCAAATATAACGAAAAAGGATATTTACAAAACAATATTAAGATACATAAACTCAAAACCTATAAGTTATTTTATAAAACTAGATAATAAAATAGAAGATCTAGAGAAACACAATACAGAATTAGATAAAAAGAAATTAAACCTAGAAGAGGAATTAAAGAAAATAATATAAAATTGTAGGAGGTACAAAAGATTGGAAATTAAAACCTTAATTAAATTATTAAAAAACTACAAGGAAAACAAAGCTACATTAAATATAAGACTAAAAGAACTTAAAAATAAAAGAATAGAATTAAAGAATTTAGAAGTAGATACAAGTATAAGTGGAATAAATTACGATACAGAAGGAATACATAGTATAAATACAATATCAGATCGAACAGGAAACAGTGTAACAAAAGTAGATAGCAAAAGAATAAAGTTAGAAGAGGATATAGCGAAACTAGAAGAGGAAATAAGACGATTAAGAAGAGATGTGGAAACAGTAGATGATAGATTAGAGATATTAACATATAAAGAAAAACAATTATTAATTGCAAGATATATAGAAGAGTGTAGCTACGTAGACATTGGAAACAGAGTATATTATCAAATATACAACGAAACTAGAAGCTCTGATGCAATTAAAAGGATAATAGAAAAAGCCATGAAAAAGATAACAAAAATACAATAGTCTGAAAATGCATGGTTTTTGCGTACAAAATGCATGGTTTTTGCACTTGTTTTTTCAAAAACAGTAGTTTATAATTTATAATAGCAACAGAAAGTTGTGATGGCTCCTTTCATTATTAAATTATTCAATTATAATTACTACGTGAAATTGTGACATATATAGTCACAATTTTTTATATTGCGGGATAGAGCAGTTGGCAGCTCGTTGGTCTCATAAGCCAAAGGTCACAAGTTCGAGTCTTGTTCCTGCAACCATAAGAGTAGATGTTTTTAATGTCTACTCTTTTTTATGTACTAGACATTGTGATTTGTTGCAAGATCACCTCCTTTCTTAACAATAAGTGTTTTTAATAAAACAAGCTATTTCTAGTGTAGCTTGTTTTTTTATATATAAGGAGAATTTAATGAAACTAAAGTTTATAATTTTATATTTATTAATAAAGGTAATGAACATATATGAAAGATAAAATTAATTGGAAAGAATGTATGAAACGTAAATGTGAACAATGCAAATATTATGATAAATGTTTTAAAGAGGAGAGAAAAAAAGATGAGCGTAAAAAATGATAAAGAAGAAATAAAAGAACTAGCAGAGATTTTTAAATCAATAGCAGATACTTTAGACGAAGCAGTAAAAATTCAAGATAAGTTAGATAATAACGAATTAGATATGTCTGAAGAAGAGATAGACGAAAAAGTAGAAGAGATTTTAGGAAAGTTTGTTATAAAACTTTTAAAAGCACAAGAAAAATTAAAGGATATGTAAAGATGATTAAACAGAGAATAATAGAAAACGAAGTTTATACAATAAATATACTCAAAGAATTAACTAGCGACGACAAAATAGATTTGGAAAAAAGTATTAAAACATTACAAAAATACAAAGACAAAAGCATAATAAGTTCTTCTAAGTTTATTGTAATCAACACGCATAAGACAATGAGCGAAATAAATACAGAACTTATTAATGATAAAATAAGAAAATTATTTAAAGTTTATAAAATAAACGGAAAGGTAATGTATTGCATAGAAGATATAAATACAATCAAAGAAATAGAAAGTTCAGAACTTAATAACATAAATAAAAAAGAACTTATTAGTAAAATAATATTAATAGAAGAATCGGTTAAAGAATTAGAAGAATATTTAACAAAATTAAAAGAAAAAACAGGAGAAAATATAAATGAAAAACATAATATTATATCATAATAATTTATTAAAATTTGGTGGAGTAGATACATTTGTATATAACTTTACTAAAAAATTAAAAAAATATTATAATATAACATTTTTATATAGTATAGCTGATGAAGAAAATCTAAAAAGAATAAAAGAAAATGTAAAAAATGTAGAAAAATATGACTCTAATAAGAAATATATTTGTGATATTTGTGTTTGTGCATCTGCATGGGGAGAATATCCAGAAAGTGTAGTAGCCAAAAGTGGAAGATATATTCAAATGGTACATGCAGATTATGTAAGAGCTAAAGAAGTTAATTTTACTTATAATAAATGGCATAAAACTACAGAACATGTTGGAGTATCAGAGCATGTTTGTAAAATTTTTAAAAAATTATATCCAGAAGAAAAAATAACAAGAATATATAATATTTTAGATGAAATACAAGAAACAAAACCAATATTAAAATTAATTAGCGCAACAAGAGTCAGCAAAGAAAAAGGCTATGAAAGAATGCTTAAATTAGCACAAGAATTAAAAAAAGCAGGAATAAAGTTCAGATGGACAATATTTACAGATCTAGAGTTATATAATAAAAAGCCCTTTAATTTAGAAGAAATTGTATACATGAAACCATCTCATGATTATATAGTAGAGGCTGATTATGGAGTTCAACTTTCAGATACAGAAGGATATAGCTACTTTATTAATGAGTGTTTAGAATATGGAACTCCAGTATTATGTACGAACTTTCCTAGTGCATATGAAAGTATTGAAGATGAAAAGAATGGATATATATTAGATATGCAATTAAGCAATTTAAATATTAATAAAATAGTTAATAACATTCCAAACAATTTTAACTACAAAGAAAAATGTACAGAGAAGGATTGGATAAATTTTTTAAATAAAAAGATAGAAAGGAAAAAGAAAGATATGTTTAAAGTAATAGCAAAACAAAACTATAATGATAAAATGCCAGAGCTAATTGAAGAAATTATAGATAAAGAAATACAATACAATGCGAATGGAAGTGCAGCAATTAGCGAAGGAGATATTTATATTATAAATGATGCTGATAGAGCAAAACAAATAGAGGAATCTGGATTAGCAGTAGTAATGGAAGTAATAGAAAAGAAAGAAGAAACAAAAGAAGATAATGTTAAGAAAATAGAAGAAGTTAAAGAAGAAAAGAAAAAGACAAAAGTAAGAACTAGAAAGAAGATAGAAAAATAAGATGTTATTAAAGTTATGTGCAAGATGCCAAAAGGTAATACAAGCTCCTAATAGATATTGCAGCAATTGTCAAAAGATTGTAGATAAAGAAATAGAAATTAACAAACAAAGAAATATGAGTAGATATAACAAGAACAGAGATAATAAATATAAAACTTTTTACAACAGTAAAGATTGGAAGCTACTTAAGGAAGCATATAAGATTAAACATCCATATTGTGAGATGTGTCAAGAAGAGGCAAAGCAAGAAGGTAAATATACAATACAATTAACAGAAGAGATACATCACAAAGAACCTATACAAACACCAACAGGTTGGCTACGAAGACTAGAGTGGAGTAACTTAATAGCATTATGTCATAAACATCATAATATACAACACAATAGATTTAAGAAGAGGAAAAAGACGTGAAGATATTTAGTGCAATCGTAATTCCAAATGAATATAAAGATAGAATAGATATTCTGTACGAATGCGACAGCAAAAGAAACATACAATGTAAAGGACATAATAGTTGTAAAGAATGTCGCTATACATATGAATTAAAATATGCAAAAGATATATCTCAAAGAAAAACAAGAATAGAATTAGAAGAAGAAATAAAAAGAAAAGATGAAGAGATAGAAGAATACAAGAACACAATTAGAAGAATGATAAACAAAGAAAATATATTTAATTTTAAAACAATGAATGAAATAAGAAAAATATATAATTTAGAACCAATAGATTGAACAATATTAAAGTAAAAGAAAATAATAGAAGAGGCTAGGGGTACATAAAAAAGTTTTAAAGGTTTAAATCTAGAACGGTGCGTCCCTCCTCTTTGTACAAAAAAGTCCCTCAAATCAATTTAAAAGGACAAAAAACGAAAGGTGAGGTCTAATGCCACGTGGGAATCAAAAACAGCCTATAAACTTGATTTTGGCTAAAGGAAAGAAGCATTTAACAAAGGCAGAAATAGAAGAAAGACAAAAAACAGAAATAAAAACTGACTATATTAATGTTACTGCTCCAGAATATTTAACAGATGAGCAAAAAAAAGAGTTTTATAGAATTGCAAAAATTTTATTAGATATAGGAATAATTACAGAGCTAGATGAAGATTGTCTAGCTCATTATTTAATTTCTAATTCAAATTATGTTAGTTATACTAAAAAATTAAATGAACTAAATGGGAAATTGGCACGAGCAAGAAAAACGGAAAAGAAAAAAGATTATATGTCACAAATTGATTTGTATTTAACTTATCAGGATAGAGCATTAAAGCAATGTAGAGCTTGCGCAAATGATTTAGGATTATCTATATCTTCAAGAGCTAGATTAGTAATGCCAGAGGCTAAAGAGCCTCCAAAAGAAAATAAATTTAATAAGTTTAAAATATTATGATAGATAGAGTTACAGAATATGCAAAAAAGACCATAGAAGAAAACAAAATGGGACAGTTGCATATTTTAGCTTGTAAAAGACATCTTGAAGATTTAAAAAGGCAAGGAACTAAAGATTTTCCATATATTTGGAATCCTGAAAACTCTGAAAGAATTATAGAATATGCAGAAACATTAACAATTGGAGAGGGATTTGAAAAAAAGCCAGTTAAACTTGTTGGTGGACAAATCTTTGATTTTGGATGCCCTTTTGGTTGGCTAAAATTAAATGGAAAAAGAAGATTTAGACGTTCTTATAAAAGTATGGCTAGACAGAATGGAAAATCTTTTGAAAATGGTATAAAAGGAACATATATAGCTGGGTTTAGTGGTTATCATTATGGAAAACTTTTTACAGTTGCTACAAAGAAAAGACAAGCTAGAATCGCCTGGGAAGAAATGAAAAAATTTATAGAAGCAGACAAAGATTTGCAAGAGCTTTTTGAAATTAAAGATTATAAATCTTTAATAATTGCTAATGATAGCAAATGCACAATTGAAGCTCTTTCTCGAGAAGGGGGATTAGATGAAGGATTTAGAGCAATTTTTGCTTCTATAGATGAATATCATCAACATCCAGATGCTAAAACATATAAAGCTATTTATAATGGAACTAGAGCATTAGATGAAACATTAATAAGTATTATTACAACCAGAGGCGATAAACTAAATAGTGCATGTTATGAAATGGACAGATACTGTATAAATATTTTAAAAGGAATAGCAAAAGCAGAAGACTTTTTTGTTGATATATATGCATTAGATGAAAAAGACAATATATTTGATCCAAAAAATTTAATAAAAGCTAATCCATATCTTGCATCTACAAAACAAGGTTTAGAAAATTTAAAAACAGATATGCAAACTGCTAGAGATATGGGAAGTGAAGAGTTAAGGGACTTTATGACAAAGTCCCTTAATTTATGGGTACAAAACACAGAAGATATATTCATTAGCCCAGAAAAATGGAAAAAATGTGAATCTGATTTAGAATTAGAAGATTTAGAAGGTTCAAAATGTTATGCTGGATTAGATTTATCTTCTGGTGGAGATTTAACAACTATTGCTATAGAAATTCCACTAAAAGATAATGAGTTTTTTATAGCTACACATTCTTTTATGCCAAGAGGAAGAATGGAAGAGCATATTACAACAGATATAGCTCCATATGATTTATGGGAAAGACAAGGACTTATTACTGTAACAGGTGGACAAACAACATTCAAAAATGATTATAAGTTTATTATTAAATATTTAAAAGACATAATAGAAAAATATGATTTAGAATTGCAAGGAATTGGATATGACCCACATAATGCAGATGTTTTTTTATCAGATTTGGAGGAATTTGGTGTGCCATTGTTAGAAATAAAACAATCAGCTAGATTTTTGCACGATGGAACAGAAGATATGCAACTTAATGTAGAATCTAGAAAGATTAAATACAACAAACGTGAAGAACTACTTAGCTATAGTGTTTCTAATGCTAAAATTGTAAAAAATAGTTTTGGAGAGAAAAAAATTGACAAAGAAAAAAATGCAAAAAATAAAAGAATAGACCCTTGCGATGCAATGATAGATGCTCATATTACACAAATGAAGTTAAAAGAAGAAGAAAAAATAGATTACAACAAAGAAATGGAAGAGTATTTAAACAACATGGGATGGAATTAGGAGGCAAGTAAGTGAAAACAAAGTTAAAAGTTAGAATTAAAAATGCAATAAATGTATTAAGAGATAAACAAACGCAAGATAATGCAATGCGAGAGTTACTTAATTTTTTAGGGATAGATGGAAAAAACGAAAAAGCTTTATCTGAAGTAACTTATTTTACTTGTTTGAAATTACTTTGTGAATCCGTTGGTAAAGTACCATTAAAAATATTTCAATATAATTCCGACGGTGGAGTGGTAACAGCAAGAGGACATCCTTTGTATTTTACAATTCACGATAGACCAAATCCATATATGACTGCAACAACTTTTTGGGGAACAATGGAAAATAATAGAAATCAGTTTGGAGATGCTTATGCATGGATAAAAGGTGCAAGTAAAAAAATGACATTATGGATTCTTCCTTCTGATGAGGTAGAAATTTGGTATGATGATCAAAAAGTTTTATCTGATATACCTGATATTTACTACATATATTCGCATGGAGGAAAGTTATATAAGTTTTCCTCTGAAGAGATAATACATGTAAAAAGTTCTATGAGCTTTGATGGAATAAAAGGAATAGCAGTAAAAGATCAACTTAAATTAACAATAGACGGAAATGTAAAAGCACAGAAGATGTTAAATCAAATGTATAAAAGTGGATTTACAGCTAAAGCTGTAGTTCAATATACATCAGATTTATCAGATAATAATTTGAAAAATTTTAAAGAAATGATAGAGGATTTTGCTGGTAGTGATTTAGATGATAAAGAAGTAAAAAATATTATTCCAATTCCTGTGGGAACAACATTAACTCCTCTAAATGTTAAACTTGCAGACAGTCAATTTGTTGAAGTAAAAAAATATAGTGCTTTACAAATTGCATCTGCATTTGGTATTAAACCAAACCAGATTGGAGATTATGAAAAATCTAGCTATGCAAGTTCTGAATCACAACAATTAAGTTTTTATAAAGATACATTGCTTTATATTCTAAAGCAATATGAAGAGGAACTAAATTACAAACTTCTTTCAAGAGAAGAAATAGATAAAGGATTTTATTTTAAATTTAATATTGCTGTTTTGTTAAGAGCAGACCAAAAGACACAGATTGAAACATTAAGTCAAGCTGTGTCTAATTTTATATATACACCTAACGAGGCGAGAGCTTATTTGGATAAACCTGCAATGGCAGGAGGAAATAGACTTCTTGGAAATGGTGCAAGCATTCCTGTTGAATTAGCAGGAACTCAATATACAAATAATTCAGAAGGAAAGGAGGAGGAAAAGAAATGGATAGAGAAGAGTATGGAGAAAGTACTGAAAAAATTCTTGACGAAGGAATAATATGCAAATCTGCAGAAGTAGAAAATCAAGATGTAACAGAGGAAGAAATTAAAAAAATAAACAAATTTACTCTTGCTCCTCTAAAAGCAGAAGAAGTATTTACATTTAAATTAATATTAGGAGATAACGGTTTAGATGATAGAAATTATGAACCATTTAACTTAAACGCCCTAAAAGATTTAAAGAAACTTTATATTGGGAAAACAATGATAAAAGACCACAAAAGAACAGCAGATAATCAAATAGCTCGAGTTTATGATACAGAATTGCAACAAGATTCAAGTAAACTAACTGAAGCTGGAGAAATTTTCACAAAGTTGATTGCTAAATGCTATATGATTAAAACAGACAAGAATGCAGATTTAATTGCAGAAATTAAGGCAGGAATAAAGAAAGAAGTTTCTACAAGCTGTAGAGCAAAACATGCATACTGTTCAATTTGCGGTGAAGACAATATGAAGCATTATTGTACTCATTATTGGGGACAGGAATATGACACAAAAGATGGCAAAAAGATATGTTATTTTACACTAGATGGAGCAAAAGAAGCTTATGAAGTGTCTTTTGTAGCAGTTCCAGCACAGCCACGAGCAGGAACTACTAAAAATTATGGTGGCAAAGAAAAAAATAAAAATAATGAAGAATCCGAGATTGATTTAAAAATCAAGAATTTGGATTCTTTTTTATTTTCAGAAAAAGAAAAAATGGAGGAATAAAACTATGAATAAAAAAATGAGAGAACTTTTAGCAAAAATTGAAAGTAAACAAGCTTTAGTGAAAGGATATACAGATGGTGAAAATAAAGATTTAGAAAAGGCAAAAGAACTTTTAGACGAAATAGAAAAATTACAAGAAGAATATCAAGTTGAAAAAAGATTATTCGAAAATGAAAAGAAAGTTGCTAAACTAAATGAAGAAGACATAGAAGAAATAGAAAAAAATATAGCTAACAAAAAAGAAGATAATAAAGAAATAAAAGAAGAAAGCTCAATAGAAAAATTTGCAAAAGAAATAAAAAATATTGCAAAAGGATTAAACGAAGGAACGCCAGCAGATGGTGGATATACAGTTCCAGAAGACATTTCTACTTTAGTAGAACAAAGAAGAGAAGCAAAAGCTTCATTAATAGATTTAGTAAGTGTAGAAATTGTTTCTACAAATAAAGGTAGCAGAACGTTTAAGAAAAGAAGCCAACAAACAGGATTTACTAAAGTTGGCGAAGGTGGAAAAATAACAAAAACTTCAACACCTCAATTCGAAAGAATGGATTTTGAAATATCTAAATATGCAGGATATTTACCAATTACAAATGAATTATTAGAAGATACAGATACAAACATTGTTAATACAATTGTTGAATGGCTTGGAGATGAATCTAGAGTAACAAGAAATAAAATAATTCTAGATTTAATTAAAACACAAGATGAACAAGAATTAAATGGATTAGATGATATTAAGAAAACTTTAAATGTTACATTAGGAAGTGCTTTCAAATCTACATCTGTAATTGTAACTAATGATGATGGCTTACAATATTTAGACACATTAAAAGACAACGAAGGCAATTATATATTACAACCTAATCCAGCTGAACCTATGCAATTAAGATTATGCGCAGGAGCAACTACAGTTCCTGTAAAAGTAATACCTAATGCAGATTTACCAACAAGTTCAAATAAAATTCCATTTATAATTGGAGATTTAAAAGAAGGAATAAGATTCTTTGACAGAAAAAGCTTAACACTTAATACATCTAATGTTGCAGCTATTGGAGAATTAAATGCTTTCGAAGAAGATCTAACATTATTTAGAGGTATTGAAAGAGAAGATTGTAAAATCAGAGATAATAAAGCTTTTGTAAATGGATATATTAGTACAACTCCTTCTGTGTAGGAGGGATATAAATGAAACAAGAAGTAGAAAAACTCTTGAAAATTGCTAAAGAATGTTTGAGTATAGTAGATTCATCATCTTTAAAAGATAAAGAAATTACTATGCTTATCGAATCTGCAATATCAGACTTAAAAAGAGTAAATATAGATGTCGATAAAAACATAGAAGATGATTTAATACAAAATACAATAATAATATATGTTAAGGCTCATTTTGGAGATGGAGATATCAATAAAAGGACAGAATATCTAAAACGATATAAATCTAACTTAAGAGAATTACAATTTTCTGAAGAATATCAAAAGCAAAATAATGAGGAGGTAGATAACAATGCGTGATGTAAGTTGCAAGTTGTTATCTACAACATATAAAAAAGATACAAATGGCATTCAAACTATAGACAAAATAGAAGAGAAAGAAGTACCGATTATAGATGAAGAAGATATATATGCAAATGAATATTATCAAGCAAATCAAAACGGATATAAACCTACTTTGAGATTAGTAATTAGTAGTTTAAATTATAATAATGAACAAGAACTAATTTATATGGATGTAAAATATACGATAATTCGTATTCAAAAGAAAAATCTTGATGAACTTATATTAATATGCGAAAGGAAAATTAATAATGTCTAATTCCATAAAAATAGATAATTTGTCTAAAATAGTTAAAAAATATTTAACAAATTATGTTGAAGATATAGAAGACGGAGTAAAAGAAGCAACAGAAAAATTATCTAAAGAAGCTGTCAAAGAGTTAAAAAAAGAATCTCCAAGACGAAAACCAAGTAAAAAAGGACCAAGAGAAAATCCTTACTGGAAAGGATGGAGCAGAAAGAAATATACGAAGTCAAAGAGAAGATATATAGTAGATATATACAATAAAACAAATTATCAGTTAACTCATTTATTAGAAAATGGACATGCTACAAAAAACGGAGGACATACAAAAGCTCAACCACATATTAAGCCAATAGAAGAAAAATATAACAAATTATATGAAAAAGAAATAAAAGAAACAATTATAAGGAGTTCTAAAACATGAAGAACCTACAAGAATTAGCGAAAAGATTTGAAGAACAAAAAATACAATATGCTTATGGTAATTTTCAAGAAGAGGTCAATCCTCCACATGCTGTAGCATTGGAAACAGAAACAACTAATTTTTTTGCAGAAAATAAAGTTTTTGTACAACCT